TCATCAATGGGTAAGACAAGTCTAGCTCTTAATCTTGCATACAATGCAGTAGAGCGCGCCAAATCAGCTGCTTTGATATTCTCTTACGAGATGTCTGTTAATCAGCTTTTGACAAGACTTGTATCACTTGAGTCAGAAATACCAATACGTTGGATACAGAATGGACAACTAGCTTCTGAAGATTTGTTGCGTATACAGCAAACTGCTAGTAATATACAAGAAAAATCCATCTACATTGATGAATGCAAACGCACATCATTGAACTATCTATTATCTAAAACTAGACAATATGTACATAGCTGCGGTGTTAAGCTTGTGTTTGTTGACTACCTACAACTTGTCACAGCAAGTTCAGGAGCCAAAGGAACACGAGAACAAGAAGTCTCGAAAGTGGCTAGGGCACTAAAAAACCTAGCAAAAGAACTAAACATTACTGTTGTTGCTTTATCGCAACTTAATCGTGGTGTTGGGTTTAGAAACGAGAGTAAACCGACACTATCTGACTTGAGAGAATCAGGCGAGATAGAACAAGCTGCAGACATTGTTGCCTTGATATACAGACCAGAATATTATGGTATTAATCAAGACGAAAACGGTGAATCTACTGCAGGCAAAGCTCAAATCATTTTTGCGAAAGGTCGCAATATTGGTGTGGGTACAGTTACACTAAATTTTATTAGTGAATTGACAAAATTCAAGGACATTTCCTTAGATTTTTAGATCAAATTTTTGTATTTTTACTTATGTCTGATCACACGAAACTAAGGAAGATTATATCTGAAATTGCACACGATTTAGGTCTTGACAAGAAACTTGTCAGACGTATAATCATATCTGTTTTTAAGGAAATTGGCTTTGCCATTGTACTTAGAGGCAGACCTGTGATGTTTCGGAAGTTCTTAAAAATTGTATTTGCAATACGTGCTGGTAAAAAGACGCACGAAATGTTTAATAAATATGAAACACGAAAGAAATGACTAAATTAAAAACAGTTAACATCAAAGGTAAAGAATACGTTGAGGTTAACGAAAGATTGAAACATTTCAGATCTACATACAAAGGCTGGTGTTTAACATCAGATGTTGTAGATTTGACTGAAGACCGTTGTGTAATTAAAGCTACAATCTTTGATGATAATGGTAACATACGCGCCACAGGGCATGCGTATGAAAAAGAAGGCTCGTCCTTTATAAACAAAACTAGTTTTGTAGAAAACTGTGAAACATCTGCTTGGGGGCGTGCTTTAGCCAATCTTGGTATTGGTCTAGACACATCTGTAGCATCGTATGAAGAAGTAGCTAATGCTGTAAAACAGCAAGCCACACCTGCATCGAAGCCTAAGCTAGATGAAAATAAATTTAACAATATGCTCAAAGCTATTGAAGCTGGTAAAGCTGACGCAGTTAAGGCTAAAATGCCTAGCTACGATATAGAAGATTATCAAATGAAAATATTAAAATCAAAATTAAATGGTTAATGTAATTCCTTTCGACTTGGCTAGCTGTCAGGTCAAGCCTACCAAAGTGGTAGAAAACAAAAAGTATTTTAATGAAGGCGCACACAGATGTCAGATATTATCTGTGTCTAACTCATCACAGCGTGATGGTTATGGTGGTGCACCTTACATTGAATTTGACGTTGTAAACGAAACAGGTGAATACGGCAGAGCTAAGTTCTGGGCTGTAAGAGAATCTGATGCACCCAAATCAGCTGAATGGAAGAAAAATACACTACATGAGTTTTTAACAAACTGTGGTGTAAAAGATTTTTCTGATGACATTGAGTCAATTAAAAAAGCAGTTGGTGCTTGGGTAAACATATGTTTTACATTTGAAGAATATATGACAGTAAGAGATGGGCAACCAATGAAACGTAAAGCTGTAAGGTATCGCTGGTCTAGTGCTGATGGTGGTAAAATCAAATATGATGCTAAGTACAATAAACCTATTTCTCCACAAGAGGAACAAGAGTTTATGAACACGCATTCATTAAGTGGTGGTTCTATACAAACTGTAGAATCTGACGATGGTTTGCCATTTTAAATAATTTTGTAGTTTTGTAGTCAAACTATAAAACTATGATATTCATAGCAGGGAATGTGCCTTCAAGCAAAAATTCTAAACGATGGACTGGTAAAATGCTTATCAATTCAAAAACTGTTATGAAATACATAAAGGATACTGATACACAGTATAAGACCTTTAAGAAAGACTTTGAGAAATTGATAGCAGGTAAGCAATTGCCTGTTATCGTTTCTTTTAAGTTTATTAGAGGAACAAGACATAGATTTGATTATGTTAATCCTGCGCAAACTGTGCAAGACTTAATGGTAAAAAATGAATGGATTGAAGACGACAACGCTAGTTTTATTATACCAAGCTTTGAAGAGTTTGAATACGATAAAGAAAACCCTGGCGTACAAATAAGAGTATATGATAAAACTCAAAGATTTTTTAAATAGTTATGTTGTTGCTAACAATATAAACAAATCTGATTTTACATCTCCAAGTAGAAAAAGGATGATTGTAGATGCAAGAATGATATATTGTGTAGTAGCAAGAAATCTCGGTGGATATACATTATCTGAAATAGGTAAAAGTATCAACAGAGATCACGCTACAGTATTGTACGCGATCAGAAACTATGAACACTTATCTAATTATGATCCAGATATTAAAAGTAAATACTATAAAGCATCTGTAATTTATAGAACATTAGAGTACAAACCAAATACAGAACGTATAGGTTTGATTGATACTTTGTTTGAAACTAATAAAAAGTTAAGACAAAGAATACTAGAATTAGAAAAATTAAATTAATTATTATGAGTATACAAACAAAAACAAAAAAGAAAGTTACCATAGATGGTAAAGAACAAAAAGTAGACTTAAACGTTTACGCAGTTATGCAAAACTTGACTGACGCATTGCGTTCACACGAAGTTGCATTACTAACTTGGGTTCATAAAATATACAACACCAAGAAAAGACACAATGACGAAGAGAAAGGCCTATACAAATATTGTATGGCTATTCCTGGAGCAAGTGATATATTAAATAGAATGATTTTGATAGATGAAGAAAATGAAAAGAAAGGACTTGATGCAAGCTCAGATACGATCGGAGATGCAAAGAGTGACGGAACTGTTAATTAAAAAAAACAATTCCTACGGTAATTCAGCTACCGAACCTGCAAACATTTTTTCTAAAGGAGATGCTGTTGAAAGTATTTGCGCTAGAATAGATGATAAGATTATGCGTATAGCCAATAAAGGTATAAACGAAAACACATTTGATACTATTGATGATTTAATAGGATACTTAGTATTGTTAAGAATTGCATGGTATGATAAAGAAATTAACGGAGATAAATAATTATCTTTGTATATCTTTTCGGACGTTCTGTCCACGTGTTTTCATAGTTTGTAGTCAAAGTCCTGGATAGCTTCTGGGATTTTGACGTTTATAAACATGGAAGAAATCGAATATTGGCAAATAGACAAGATAGAATCTTTATTAATGTTATGTCCTTATGACGAACATATGAGATCTGAAATCTTGAACAATCTACCTGAAACAAAGGAAGAAGCTAACGAGCTACTAGGTAAATTATGGTTCGACCATATACCTAGAGATCCGCGTGATCAATTTACTAAAATGCTGAGTATGAACACATTAATCCAAAATGATTATAAATATTATTATATTTGTAAAGACTGTGATGAAGATTTTTATTCAAGTAATAAAGAATCTTTATGTGCAGAATGCTTAAGTACTAACATAATAGAAAAAACAGATGAGACCTAAAGATTATAAATATGTAGCAATTAAAAAATTGCAATCATTAGTGTATAATTTAGAAAATTCGAAACATGACTATCGTCTTGAAGATTTGAAAACATTATTAAAAGAAAGTCTACAAGGATATGACGATTATCTCCAACTAAAGGAAGATAAAAGTTACATACCTAAGACAGTTCGTAAAAGTTATAAATAATGAAAAATAAATTTGATACAAATATGTTTGGATTTGTAATAGGTGCCGTAGGCATTTTAGCAACCACAATATATATGTATTTTACAAACTAAATATGAGTAAAAACACGATTGTATTTGAAGGCGGCATAGACAACATACGCACGCTTGCTGATAATTCTTTGCGCGTAAGTTTGGGTACACCTGAGCTTACACCAGAGATTGTAGGTAATATGTATAGTATGTTAAAGCAGCCTGGATACGTAGTAATATCTACGAAACCAATATCACAACAGCAAATAGATGCCGTTGAAGACGCAACTGTTGATAGAGAGTTTGACCATAAAACTCCTTCACAAAGATTGCGAAATACACTATATGTATTATGGGAACAAACACAGCCAAAGGAAACTTCAGCTGATGGTACTACAGTATATGTAGATTTTGATTTGTTTTACAAACGTAAAATGAATGAACTAATTAGATTTATTAAAGACAAATTAGTATGACTTATAAAGGTAAACTTATAAGATATAGAAGATGGCTGCAGAAACAATTAAAAAAAGTGGATGCAGCTTTACTATCTATAAATAAAACTAGATAATATGGATGAATTGGTAACAATATGGCCTAGTTAAATAGACACATTGTAGTTTAACTTAGCCTGAACACCATTATATTTATTCCAAACGAAAGCAGAAGCTTTCTTTACATTACCTACATATCCTTTCATGTCATGCCACTCATCAGTGGCTGACATACTGGATAGGTTTCTTACAGTCAATCCATTTAATTCTTCTACAGCCTGCATCTTATAGGCTTTATTGGTATGGTAATGTCCTCTATGTACCTCAACATATTTAACTTCACTCCAAACATCTCTGTATCTTTGTGATACTATTCCAGGTAAATCATTTAATTTAGGTCCATCACCGTGATCATTTATTATTAAACATCTACCATAGCGATAAGCTTTCATCATAGACATTGAATTATCCACACTTACATTTTCATTTTTTTCATAATATATTTCTATAGCATCACCTATGTGCATCATGGACTCTCTATCGTGATTGCCTGGTATTACCATAACATGAACATGGCTTATGTCTATAAGCATATTAATACACTCTATCAATAGTTTTCTTCCAGCTCTATACATTTCCATATGTTTATCTGTATTAAACTGTGGTGTACCTCTTGTAGTAGATGGTACAGGCCAATCTCCATCTGCATTCAAAAAATCATTTCCTACAACAAATAGTATTTCATCTATATAAAAACCACTTGACCTTTTAATAAGATGTTCTAAAGCATTTAACATTCTGTTTCTTGCGATTTCTATACTATACTTATCTCCTTCAATTCCTATCTTACCTATATGTAAATCACAAGCATTAATTTCTAAAAGATGTGAATCATCTTCTAAAAAACTAGATGGTCTTATCGCTATAGATGGTACAGAATCAAAAAGAGGAACTAAGTCTGCGACCAATTCCTCTCTTATCTTTTGTACATTCATTGTTGGATCTATACGCTTTAACCAAGCTTTAGTCCTAAACATTGGTATTGTAATAGGTCGTTTAGCTTTATCAAAACCAGTGACCTCATAAGTACCTATATCATATTTATCTACCTCCCATACATTCAAATCTATATTACAAGCTTTAATTAAATCATCTAATGATTTTACTCTTTTACTGTCTTCACAAGTAATAACTGCACCTTCTTTATTTTCTTCAAAATGTGTAGTCTCTTTTGAATGCTTAGGATTTATTTTTTCCCTAAGTGTTCTAGCAATTCCACGCACTCTTTCATAATTAGTATTGAATAATTTTGCAGTTTGCGCATATTTAGAATTTATGTATTCTGGATTTGCTAATAAATACTCCTTTATTTTATTGATAGCATCTTTGTTCATGTCAGTCGTATTTCGGTCCAAAGCCGTGTTGGGACTTTAGATTTATTGATTTGACTAGCAATTTAGATTTATTTTTCCTTAAATTTATTTTACTTAGAGCCTTATTTATTAACATAGGGTTGTTTATAACCTCATCTGTATCATAGCATTTAACAAAAATATCAATAGCTTTATACGTTCTTTTTGTTTTTGGCATTTCAAAAGTCCAGTCAGAAAGCCAAATAGGTAACTTTTCTTTTTTCATTTTATTTCATTACAGTAACATCTAACTGTCCGTTAGTATTGTTTATTTTATGAACGTAAATATAAAAAGGTTTTTGAATACCTGAAGATAAAATTTGTGTTGTTCCCACAATTTCAGATAAGGATAATTGTTTGGGATTCGCTGGCGCTGTACCTGCTTGTGCTAAAAGCATGTTACAAGCTAAGAATACTGTTTCTTTATTGTTCTCTAATGATTGATTTGGATACTCTACTTTTCCCAATATATTTTTTAAGTCAAGTCTTGATAAGAATAAATTAAAATTTAATTGTTCTGTAGTATGCCCATTAACAAATAATATATCTCTTAACTCTCCGTCTACTGAACTGTCATATATTTTGACATATGGAGTTGCATCTGTATTAACTAAATAGGGTATATTTTTAAATAAGCCTATACCGCCTTGCTGCTTTGCAGAAGTTGCTGAAGAACTTATATTTTGTTGTACATTTTGTTGTACACTTTGTTGAATAGATTGTTGTGATTCAGGTAAATAAGTAGGTATGTTTTGTACTGGCGATCCTTGTTTGTTAATCTCTAAAGGGCTAACTTTTTTGAATCTATCTTTTTCAAACTGCTTTCTATTTTTTTCATAATCTGCCATCGAAATCTATATACTCAATTGTTACTTCTTCGCCTTGTTCTATCGCTTTAGCAATAGATGGATAAATCCTTTTGTATGCATTAACGCTTTTACCAACGAACCCATCGCGGAGAATAAGATTGTTTTCTTGACTGTCTCCAACGATAAGACAACCAGCAGTATGCTCGTCAGTATTTCCAGTGTGTATAAGAATATATTCAAACCCAGGGACATCAGTAACATGCAGCATACCACGATGTATACCAGGATATTTTTTAGTATATCTATTATGAAATCCACCTTCTTTTCTTAATTCAATTTTATATGTTCCAGCAGGTATTCTTGTTTCCCCTTTTACCTTTAATACTCTAGCTTCATCTTCTAAAGTATAACATAAAAAATGTTTACCGACTGTACTAAGCTCAAAAAGCAGACCGTGCGTACAATCTGCTTGTGAGCTAAACCTTAATACTTGCAGACGCATTAGTCGTCAGTATTGATTCCTGTATCAGGTCCATCGCAAAGTAAATATTGCACTTTTTGTGCAGCTGTAGTAGCATCAATATCTAAATTATTAGATGCATCTCCAGCTCCATCAATATGTATAGGTGCAAACATAAATTCACCAGGCTTTAAATCAGCTATAACATCTCCATCAGGTTTTACTGCTACTGGATAATCTGTATCTACGTTTTTGATAAATGTAAATAAAGCATCTTTATGATGTCTAGCTAAATTAATAGTAGTGTCGCTTGTACCATCGGTTAATATTTCACCTGTACTTATAACTGCAGCATCACTTGTATTTGATGTTGTAGTAAAAGATGGACTAAAAGAAAAAACTGTTGATCCATTAGAATCAGTTAAAGTGAAAGATCCTGAAACAGTTACATTTGTTGCTTGTGTCGCCATTTTATATAATTATTAAGTTATGCTGCTGAATCAATTTCAACTGCAAAATATTCTGCTGTTACTGCATTACTAGTTCCTCTAGCTGTAGTAGTTCCAGTTCCTCTTATAATAGTAAATAAAAACTCACCTGGCTTTAAAACACCTATTAAGTCATTATCACTTGAAGCTCCTTCATATACCTCTAAAGTACTAGTATCATCCATATTTTTGACATATAATATTCTTCCATGTCCAGGTGCTGCCATAATTGTAGCGTCAGAACCTGTAGCGCAATCTACTCTACCTGAAGCAATTTGATCTACACCAGTAATATTTATAGTTGTAGAACCACTCATGCTTGCGGAATATCCTGTAGAAGAATTAGCTGTCATCGTAAGACTACCAGTAAATGTGTAATTTTGTGCCATTTTATTTTAATTTTTCTATTTTACAAAAGTAATAAATTAATTTAATATCCGCCACCACTACTACCTGTATTTGATACAGATGTACTAGGTGTTGGTATTTCTTCTTGAAAACCTGCTGATGAACTAGATGCAGCGCCATGTGTAGCTCCACCCATATAACCTATTTGCCCTTGATGTGTATGCACATGATACCCAACTAATCCATTTTGTTGCGCATAAGCTAGCGCTTCTTCTACCGTGCTAAATAAAGGTACACCATCTATTGTTGTTAATAATGCCATTATAATAATTTTTTTAATTCAGAACACTTTTCATATTCTTCTGTTTCTATAAAATAATCTATCATGGAATTAATAACAGTATCCCAATAATCATCGCTCTGTAATTTATCAGGATCAAAAGCTATATATAATTTTGATTCGTTTACATTAGATAGCAAATCATCAATTGTTATATCACCCATTAAAATGTGATATCCATTGTTCATTGCTCTATCTAATTCTTTCATTTCAAAATCAACCATGCTGTTCATTTAGGCGTGACATTCTTGCACCACAACAACACATATTTTTATCTGCCATAGCACCACGATATCTCATACCATGTTCAGCCTTTTTCTTTTTATACTTGCTTACCCTGCCTTTAGTATTTTTTTCTTTTTTTGCTCTAGCTTTTTCTGATGGTGATAATTCAGACCAAGTAGATGGTGTATCTTTAGTAATACGTTTAGTAGGACGAAAAGTATTTTCACCTTTACTATAATCCTTATTACCACGAGGTGTACGCCAATCTTCTTTAAACCATCTTTTAAGAGCTAAACCTTTTTTTGTTTTACGTACTGCCATATTAATCGTGTTGTGCGTATCTACCACCAGCGCTATACTCTACTTTCATTCCAGCAGCACCTTTCTTTTTTGATTTATTTCCCCAATTAGCAGCTCCAACTTTACGGCACTTAGCCATTGCACCACTTCTGTAAGCAGATGTTTTAGGTCCGTAACGAGATACTACTTTATGATAACAAGCGTCTTTAGGCATAATTATTTCTTTTTAGATTTATGTATTTTTTGTACATCAAAACTAGCAGATAATGATGCGCCTCTATGTGGTTTATATCCACCAGAAGGATTCTTCATTAACTTATAGTTATTGTTACCTTTTTTCATCCAATGAAAACCAGCAGGAGCTTTTACAGATTTTTTAGCCATATCTTAACTATGTTGTGTAAGTGGAAAACGACAACCATGATCGCAATTCCATTTACGTAATGATTTATTAATTCTTGAATTAGGATCTCTTCTAGTCTTAGCAGATGTAAGCTTAGCTTTCATTCCTTTCATTCTAGCGCAAAATGACTTTCTGCGTTTTGAAGCTTTTGAACCTTTTTTTAATTTACTAGGTTTTGTGGTAACAGCAGTCTTTAACTTAGATCCAGGATTAGCTCTACGATAAGACGCTACTCCTTTTTTATTAAGACCTCCTGACTTGGATTTGCCTTCTTTACGTTGCCATGCAGGTGTTTTTGCCATTACTATTTATCTTCAGCGTTATTCTTTTTGCTACTCCCACCAAAGAAAAAGTCAATAATTGTATTAACTTTTGCAGACATTGCTCCAAAGATAGTTGAAATAAAACTAATTTCAAACTCTCCCATATCAATTAATCCACCTACAAAATGTTGAAACATTACAAAACTTATACCAAAATATGCTACAGTAAATAATGTTGCTAATATTTTTTGTATAAAAGCATCATCTTTATACATATCACGAGCAGACTTACGATCTTCTACTTCTTTAGCAAAAGCTTCACGTTCTGCCTCTAGCATTATCTTTTGTAATTCTATCTTAGCCTGATCTCTTTCCTTATCAGTTGTAATTACTTTGTCTAATATACCCTCTGCGTTGTCTAATACTTTACCAAACAAACCGCCAGCTAATTTACTAATCATCTGTTCTATTTATACAACAATCCTCGTATGTGCAATTTTCTGCACCAGTATCGTCTTGTGTATTACAGCATGATCCATCTTTTAACTCACAACTTTCATCGTTGTTACAACAAGGCTTACCACAGGGAGAATTTTTTATTTGTTCTTCACTCATATTTCTAGTATAATCATAATAATATTCAGACTTAGTCATTTACTATTATGGTTTTTCTATAGTTTAAATTATCATACATAATAATAATATGATAAACTCCCTGTAATAAATCTATAGAGTTAATATTATTTTTTTCTATTATAAGTTTACCTATTGAATTGTAAACTTGCACATTTACAAATTTACTAAAATATACTGTATTATTTGTAGGATTTGGATAAACTGACAATCCAATACGATTATAATCTAATAAATTAGTAGGTCCGCTCCAACCATCTTCACAATAGTTATATAAATCTACACAAGTATTGTCCCATAAATTATCACAACAATATGGATCAATACTAATTACCCATTCAAAACAAGAGTTAGGTATATAATGTGGAACGTCCGCATAACAATTAGACTCATAATAACAACTACTGTCGGGTATATTTGCATTAATATTATAGTTAACAGCTGTAATGTCTGTGCAGCCCTCTAACGGCAATATACAAGAACCATTATCTACATTGGCTAATGGATTGTAATTAAGGGCTAAAGAGTCCGTACAACCATTTACAACATCTATACAGCTACCATTATCAGTATTACAACTATCGCAATAATTTAATGCAGTAGGATCTATGCATCCAAAAATAAGTGGTATACAGCTACCGTCATCTACATTAGCATTAGGATTATAATTAAATG